TTATTCATAGGCGATGTTTGGTTCCCTTCAGGTGTTCTCGTCCCAAGCCTTACGGCTAATGATGAGCTTACACTGTTGTCTCGCCTTTCTGAGAAAGTTAAAGGCCATAGTTTTAACTTGGCCGTAGCTGCTGCAGAAGGTAAGAAGACCGTTTCTACGGTCTCTGGAGCTTTACAATCTATTGGTGGAGCTGTACTTGACCTCAAGCGAGGACGCTTTGAAAGCGCTGCTCGGAGGTTTGGTGTTAGCCCTCGGCCTTCTAAACTATCCCAAAAGGACGTTGCGGGCCGGTGGTTAGAACTGCAGTATGGGTGGCTTCCTCTTTTAAGTGATGTTTACGAATCAGCAAAGGCCTACGAGGTTCTTACTAAAGAACCACGAAAGGAACTTCTGACTGTATCATACACTAAAAGATTTATTCACGATGCATCCAATTCCCCTTCAAACTATTCCTGTGAAGGAAATGCTATGAGTGGGAAGAAGATTTATTATGAAATGACTGAACAATTGTCTGCTCCGAGGTCTTTAGGCCTCACAGATCCATTATCAGTTTTGTGGGAGATCACTCCGTATAGCTTCGTAGTCGATTGGTTTATTCCAATCGGTACGTACCTAGAAAATTTAAATACCATCCCTAGTTTACGTGGTCGATTTTTGACTACTACACTTCGGCGGTTTTCTGGTAGCGCAGTCCCGAGAAACCCTATTAACTTCACGGTCATACCGACCACGTCGTCATCCCAGGTTATCCTGGAGAGAAAGGTTTCAACGAGTTTAACTGTGCCAAAGCCCTCATTTAATTCATTTGAGGATGCTATGTCTCCAAAAAGAATTTGGAATGCAATAGCATTGGCGGTTCAGCGTTTCTAATTAGTTCTTTGCACGTTTTCAAATCCGACGTTACTGGATTCTCAATGAAGCAATTTTTATTTTTCCTAGAAGGAGCCCTATAATGGCCGCAATGACAAATTTACTTATCAAAGACGACGCAGCAACACCTGCTGAGACCACCTTAGTTCCAATTACTGATAACCCAGAGCCAGTTTGGCGTGCTCAAACGGCAGGAGTGCCGTTTGAGGGTCAAATGACTCTGCGTCAATCAGTAATAAAACAAAAGAATGGTAACTACAAAGTGTCGCTTAAGTTGGAGGTACCGGTAATGGAGACTTTAGGTGCATCGGGTTCATCAGCCGGGTACGTTGCTCCCCCGAAAGTAGCTTACGTTACTCCGATCATCGTTTCGATGTTCGTTGATAAACGTTCTACTCTTGCGGATAGAGCAAATACTTATAAGCTGATGATGGCTCTCTTGAATGGGGCTACCGCCGTAACAGGCGCTAGCCAAGGCATTCATAACGGCGCTGTTGGGGATATTGTCAAAAACAATCAATCCTTAACAGTCCAGTTATTTAGAGACCTAATTCTGGCTAGTTAAGCATTCGCTTAACTAATTAATCCTATCGTCATTATTGTGACGATATTCATACCTTAGGAGGTACAAATTGGATTATCTTACAGAATTACCGATTGATAAATCTTTATCCATTATCAGTCATATTTCCCTGGTTTGCTCTCAGTTAGGCGGACCTCTCTCACAAGAATTAAATACACTTGTTCAAGAGGGGAACTATTCTGCTCTAATCAACTTTAAATTTGATTATCAGAAGCCCTATACGTTAAACGACTTTGTCTATGCCCGTCAAATTCAAGCTCTTGTGTCAAAACAAGAGTTTATTGACTTAGGCATTGATAGGGAAGTTGAAGCGTATAAAACCTTTTCTGAGGCTGAAAAATTATGTTCACGTACGAACGAACGTTTCCGTGGTAGTCTATCTGATGTTTCATCAGAGTGTCACTCCATTCTTTATGGAGCGACACGAAAAATAGCTACCATACTCGGTGATGTTCCGACGTATAGTGAATTGAATTTTTCTTTTGGACCAGGGGCTACAACCAACGTTAAACGAGCGCGGTCTAACCCTAGGGTTAAACTTGAAGCTCCTCTAACCTGTAGTTTCGAATTTGTTCATCATGTAAAAGAATTCATGTCTGAATTCCCTGGATGGTTGCATTCTCATTCACGTGAAAACGTGGTTGAGGTGAATCCATCCCATGGTAAACTACAATTCGTG